TATGGCGGGAGTGAACTAAATCCAACCACAAAATTGTGCGAACGTTCTCATCCTCCTTCTTCCATGTCGGACTCATTCGATACCAAGCGTTAATGTAAGACAAGATGGCCTGGTGCATATACGGTTGCTCGCTGGAATCGAAACGGGAAAAGTCACCATCAAACATTTTGGTCCCCTTCTCCATCAAAGCTTGTGCCAATATAGACCACTCTGTATAATGGTTAATACCGGGCGCCATACCGTTGACAACAAACGTGTCGAAAGTCGCTGCCATAAAAGCACCAAAATACATACGACACGCAACCGTATAATCCATCTCTGTGCCGGATATCACACGCGTGGCCACAGACTGCACTTTCTTTAAAGGTCGTAGTTCGTCCTTCAAAAAGTCAATGCATAAATGCATAGTGCGTCTACCCTGCTTGGCCTCGGCCACCAGATGTTCAACATCCTTCCTGACCACGGCTAAACCAGGGCTGTCCCAAGTGATGTCACCTTCATGTCCAAGCGCCCACGTCTTGCCAGGAGTCACAGGGTTGGCCCAATCACGGTACTTATACCCAGCACTGGACTTCCTGTTCAAAGGCTTGAGTTTCCAATGTATAGGTGGTTCTATGGCTTCCTCAAATGATAACACATCCTTTGGATGATGATGGGTCGCTTCACGATGCTTCTTCATCGCCATGTCCACAACCCGATCAAACTTGTCTGGTCGCTTATACTCTACCTCAGTCTTATATGCAGACAAACCGTTAACCATTGGATAAACCTCACGGTCTTCGAGGGTGACCATACGCAACACAGCAGGCAATGATGGACTGGGACCAAACAACTGCTCTTCCTGCATCTCTGATACCATGAGCTTGCTCTTGGTCCCAATGTTCACAGGTTTGTCCAACATACCCAGACATTCAAAACTGCCCCCAAGTAGGCCAGTACTCTCCAGTCTAACCACCTCATCGTTTGTAGGCTGGCGTATACCAAATTGCTTGTACTCATCATCGTTAGCCACAACCTCTGCATATGACACAATCTGACAAATTAATGCCATCACAGTCTCCCTTGAAACTAAAGTGCCATAGCCTTCGCGTGACATAATGGAATCACGGCCTGCAGAGTGCAATGCCATAATGCACCTATTACCAAACTTCTCAATATTATCAAGTAGTAAAGGTGCTCCACAATGGCCTGGCCGAGTGGGTATTCTGTACTTAACCACACCGGCCAATCTTTTTCCACTAGCAACCAATCCACCATGCATGTACTCAGTGGTGTTGCTTGTGTATATGGAACGCTCCCGGGTAGTAACCATGCCATCTGTGCCCTTGACCACTTTCGAATCAGTCACGTACAGCCTGCTGGCCATGTTGTTGCCGCGTAATATGCTGCAAATCTCCTTCTCTGTGAGGAACAGATGGGTTATGGACTTGCTCTGCTTCAAGCCACTAACTCCCATGGCTACGGCCATCAAATCGTAGCCTTCGGCATATGTGAACCTAAGCTGCAGAAACTCTCTGACGGACATCTCCATCTTCACAGTCCCGACTGCCTTGGCTAACCTCAAACGTGAATTAATGTGGTTCTGTGCCAAATCTTCACGATAATGATATGGCAAAATGTACACATCGTTACACACGCCAAGCATGTGTCCCAAGTCGGCATAATACTTGCCTTCTTCATCGATGAGTTCCATCTTCACAACATTGCGGTACACTTTATCATACGTATCTTCCTGTGAAGCCCCGGCTTGGAAATTGACCGACAACACGGTTGTAGGACTGGCAAAACTCATGTCTTTCTGCTTTGACTTAGTTACTGCCTTACCCTCATTGCTTTGCATCTCCGGTCTTCCGACTATCTTGAGACCCAACCAGCCCAACACGCCTGTCAAAATCTTCCAGCTCGCACGCACTGCAGCGCACAAACCCATAACAACGGCGGCCAAAATACCGGAACCCATAACCAAAACGTCGACGTCCGATAATCCGTGCAAAAATCCTGTCATAAAATTGCCGCCACAAAACTGTGCCATACTGCGTACACTGTCTGCGGCTGACGAAACCATTGCACTCAAGGTCTCCATCCAGCTCCTGTTTGCAGTTTCCTGGTGCTCTTCGAGCAAACGTGCAGCCTCCTCAGCCGCTATGGTGTCTGCTATTATCGCATCCCTGGCATTCTCCAACCAGTCTAGCACCTTATCGGGTGTGTTGGGAGGCAAGTCAAACGTCGTAGGTATTTCAAAGCTCTCCACATTTCCTCCAGACTGGAATTCCACGGGCTTAGGCACATGCTCCAACATGTCCAACAAGGCTTGAATATCATCAACCTCCTGATCGTTCTTAACCTTACGGTCACGAATCGCGCGGGCGGCATCTTCCACTACACCTCTCAACCCACGGGCATCCGTTAAATCGGTCACGATGTTACTGTCAAATCGGTGTGGATGAATCACCCATGCATCCCACGGAATTGCGCTCATTATGTCCTCAAAAGTTAATTCCTCATTAGCTGCACTGCGCTCCGCAAGTCTCTTCACGTTCTTGTGAACCATGGATGTCACCATCTCATAGTCAAACCTGCCCTCATTCGCATAAGAGGGATTCAACTCCACCCAATATGCGGACTGAAACCGACGCACGACGGCCTCTGGGCAGGTTATAAACTCTTGCCAGTCCGCTTTAATATTGGAGCTGTTGGTAGTACCAACAATCAAAGGCGTATTGAGGTAGAACTTTCCCTTACTCTCCACATCAGCGAAGTTCAAGGGATAGCTCCAATTCCCAACAGCCCTAATAACTTGCATGGCTTCTGAATCGCTCTGGCCAGCAACGCCCTTAACTTGAAAGGCGTCGTCCATGACTAAGCATTTCTGCCCTACATAGCCATTCCAATACTCAGTTGTGCCTTTTTGCCATAATTGCGACAAGGCATCCTTGGCAGACACCTCACCTGACAACCACAATGCTATGGTGGCGACATAACGCACCAAGCTGGTTTTACCTACTCCTGAGCCACCACCAAACATCATCATGTACGGCATAGCACGCACATTGTTGGATGCCGACAATGCTCCCTCATGAGGTTTCAAAGCCAAACCTAGCTTGTCTATCCAAATGGTGACTTCCCTCTTCGACTCTGGAGTCGTTAACACCTGGAGAAATCCAAAACCCTCCAAATAATGCTCGCGAATCTCCTTCAGCTTCTCAAGCTTAAGCACTGGGTTGGCAGCCATCCACTTAAGGTATTCAATGCTTTTCTTGCGCCATTTCGTCAATAAGGTGTTGTTCTGGGTTAAGCTGATATTGTCCTTACCAAAACGATCCAGGACAAAATTAATGAACCCCTCCATAAGGCCAAGCACAGACTCTACAAACTTCTCAAGTCCGTCTCTGGCTCTTGGGAATTGAGACACCTTCCGCGTAAACTCATTGGCAACAGCGGTAGTATCTTTCCCAGGGCACCAACATGTTTGTATCATCATGAGCAAAGTAGAAACGGTTGAGACCCCTGATTGGAATCTTATAGATACCAACTCCTTGGCCCAACCCAGCAATTCGGGTACGTACAAGCCAAGGACTGCTAATACCGCACCCCACAACAATCCGACGTCCGCGTTCTGGGACAGCCAAAAAATGTATGCGGCAATGGCAACTTTCCACACAAAGCCGCCATATTTCCTCAATTGGTCAGCTAAATTAGAGATAATTCCCTTGACTTGATCAATCAAAGAATTCGTATTCTCTGTAACCTTCTTTGCCTGTTTACATAAAGACATCACAGACAAAGATGCTGCAGTGGTACTAGCCACAACTGCTGCACCAACTGCACCTGACTGGAAAACAACACTGTTTCCCATCAACTTAACCAATTGTTCTTCTATGGAAGACAACCGCTGTAATCTGTGTCTACTCAAACCCTTAGGTTTATGAGTGAAACTACGTCTCACACAGCGGTTCTTAATTGAGGCTATTTGCCTCTGTAGTGCCTCACGCCACTGCCTCTTATCCTTCCTAGACAGCTTCTGAAAAGCCATCCTCTCCTTCTTGTTTCCTCTCTCCAAGGAAGCAGCATACTGCTCCTTGGTCAACTTGGTAACCTTCTGAGAAATAGACTTTAAAGTCGTCTGAGACTGATAATTAAATTGCTCCATATGTGGTGCGATTGACGGCAATGCCGATCGGGCATACAACCATAGAGTCCCATCTCTATGGAGGTTTGTGACAATGTACGTACCGACCTATCTCGGCTATAACCAACTATTGTCATCGTCGGTTAAGGGGGTTAATGGTAACCCGACTCAAATATTACCAATTTATAGCACGTGCCGTAATTCAAATAATGCAACAAAGTGGGTCCCACGACTAGCGTTTTACGGATTTCAACCACTTTATGAATTGCACTAAACATTTTCCGTCTAAGCACTACAAATCAGTATACAAGAGATAAAGAATATCGGCCTGAAGTTTAACGAGTTACAGCCAACTCGAAAGAATCTAAAACTTTATTAGTAAGTCGCTCTAAACCTTTGTGTAGCACTAACGTGAGCCACCCGGGCAGGATATCGAATGCCACGCGTCCGACTTATGGATATCGGGACACACCTCTAGACTAACGCACTAGATGCGGCAAAACAACCTTTAGTTCTTTGAAC